GCGACCGGCGCTGTCTATCTCGACGCCGAATATACCGTGGTCGAAGGCGCTTACGCCAAGCGCAAGATCTGGTCGCTGATCGGGCTATACAGCCCCAAGGGCCCGGACTGGGGCAACGCCGGGCGCGGGTTGATCAAGGGCATCTTGAACTCGGCGCGTGGCATCGATGACAAGGACAATTCGGCGCAGGCGCAAGCCAAACGCCGGATCAGCGGCTTTGTCGAACTGGACGGGATCGAGTTCATCGCCCGGATGGACATCGGTTCCGACACCAACGGCGAGGACAAGAACGAGGTCCGCTCTGCCGTCACACCCAGCCATCGCGATTATGCGCAGTTCATGGGCCATGGCGGGGCTGCTCCGATGCAGGGATACGGCCAGCCCCCGGTAACGGGCGCGCCGCAGCAGGGCTACGCCGCCCTGGCCCCCGGCTACGCAGCACCCGCGCCTGGGCAGCAGACGCCGCAAACCCCTGCGACCGGTGTGACCGGTGCGACCCCCGGTTTTTCCGGGCGTCCCAGCTGGGCGCAGTAAGGGGAGCGAACATGCGGCTGCGTCCCCGCCAGAAAACCTTCGTCGAGCGCAGCCTTGCAGCCCTTGACGCCCACGGCAACACCCTGGGGATTGCGCCCACGGGTGCTGGCAAGACGATCATGCTGTCGGCGGTCACCGGTGAGGTGGTCGGCGACAGCGCCGCCAAGGCTTGTGTCCTGGCCCACCGTGATGAGTTGACCGATCAGAACCGGGGCAAGTTCGGCCGGGTAAATCCGGGCCTGACGACGTCGGTGGTCGATGCTAACGGGAAGTCATGGGCGGGTCAAGTGACCTTCGCCATGGTACCGACGCTGGCACGGATCGGCAATCTCGCCACCATGCCGAAGCTCGATCTGCTGGTGATCGACGAAGCACACCATGCAGTCGCCGACAGCTACCGCCGCATCATCGACCATGTCCGCAATGCCAACCCCGACGCCCGGATCTTCGGCGTCACCGCCACGCCGAACCGCGGGGACAAGAAGGGGTTGCGCGACGTCTTCGACAATGTCGCGGATCAGGTGCGTCTGGGTGAATTGATCGCCTCGGGCCATCTGGTGCCGCCGCGCACCTTCGTCATCGATGTCGGCGTGCAGGACAAGCTGCGCACGGTGCGGAAAACGCTGGCGGATTTCGACATGGGCGAAGTGGCCTCGATCATGGACCGCGCGCCGGTGACCGACGAGGTCATCCGGCATTGGAAGGAAAAAGCGGGTGACCGTCAGACCGTCGTGTTCTGTTCCACCGTCGCCCACGCCGCGCATGTGACGGAGGCCTTCAACGCCGCCGATGTGCCTGCCGCGCTGATCCATGGCGATCTGCCAAGCGAGGAGCGGCGCGACATTCTCGCCGCCTACGCCGTGGGCAAAATCCGCGTCATCGTCAACGTGGCGGTGCTGACCGAAGGCTGGGACCATCCGCCGACCTCCTGCGTCGTCCTGCTGCGCCCCTCATCCTACAAATCCACCATGATCCAGATGGTCGGGCGCGGGTTGCGCACCATCGACCCGGAGGAACACCCCGGCGTCGTCAAGACCGACTGCATCGTGCTGGATTTCGGCACATCGAGCCTGATCCACGGCACGCTGGAGCAGGACGTCGATCTCGACGGCAAGCTAGAGACTGGCGCGGCCCCGACCAAGGTCTGCCCGGGTTGCGGGGCCGACATTCCGCTGGCCTGCTTTGAATGCCCGCTCTGCGGCGAGGTTCTTGGCGCTGAGGAGGACGGCGAGGCCGAGGCGACAGGGCGTACCGCATTGAGCGGCTTCATCATGACGGAGATCGATCTGTTGAAGCGGTCCAGCTTCGCCTGGATTGATCTGTTCGGGGCCGATGACGCGTTGATGGCCAACGGGTTCAACGCCTGGGGCGGCATCTTCTTTCTCGAAGGGCGCTGGCACGCGGTGGGCGGCGCCAAGGGCCAAAGCCCGCGCTTGCTCGGTATCGGCGAACGCACCGTCTGTCTCGCTCAGGCCGACGACTGGCTGAACGAGGTCGAGACCGATGAGAGCGCCTTCAAGACGCGGGGCTGGCTGAACCAGGCCGCCACCGAAAAACAGCTGCAATATCTGCCGCCCGCCTATCGGCAGGATTACGGGCTGAGCCGTTATCACGCCTCGGCGCTGATGACCTTCACCTTCAACAAGCGGGCGATCCGTACTCTCGTCATGACCGCCGCCCCCGAACAGCGGAGGGCCGCATGACCCATGACAGCAATCGTTCCCATGTCCGCAGATCAGCGCCGGACGCTCTGGCATCCGCGATTTCAGCTTTGCGCGGTGTGCCGTGCTCCGACGCGTGGCTTCGGCTGGTCGGATCCGGTGCCATCGAAGCGACCCCGGCCCTCGGTCTGGTTCTGCTCGATGGCCTGCCAAAGCTGCTGGTGGCGATTGGCGCGGGGATCCTCCGCCATGGTTGATCTGACCGACGAGGAACGCGCGGCCGTCAGCGCAACCGTGAAGCGGCTGGCGTTGCTGATGGGCGAAATCGGCTGGACCACGCGGTTCTCGGACCTGACCGAAGCGGAGGTCCGCGCCCTTATCGAGGAAGCCGTCGAAGGGTTCCGCGTGGCCATGTCCGACATCGCAAAAGCCGATGCGCCGGAGGTGACGTTTTGACGCTGGACTACAATCATCGCCCCGGCTTCGCCGAAAAGGTGAATGCCGTCATCGACGCGGCCCTGACCGCAGACAACGCAGCCCGCACCCCTCGGGATTATCTCGGCGGCTCGCGCCTTGGCCATGCTTGCGAACGCGCCCTGCAGTTCGAATTCACCCAAGCGCCGAAGGATGAGGGTCAGGAATTCTCTGGGCAGCTGCTGCGCATCTTCGCCATCGGCCATGCGCTTGAGGACCTGGCGGTCGCGTGGCTTCGCGGCGCGGGATTCGACCTCTACACCCGCAAGGGCAATCGTGCCGATGGCGGCCAGTTCGGCTTTTCCATCGTGGGCGGGCGCATCCGGGGCCATGTCGACGGCATCATCGCCGCCGGACCCGAAGGTCTCGGGCTCGCCGTTCCCGCGCTCTGGGAATGCAAGACGATGAATGCCAAGAACTGGCGCGCCTGCGTCAAGGACGGCGTGACGAAATCGAAGCCCGTCTATGCCGCGCAGATCGCGGTCTATCAGGCCTACATGGAAGCCAGCGTGCCCGGCATCAGCGCCGCGCCCGCCGTGTTCACCGCCATCAACAAGGACACGGCCGAGATGCACCACGAGCAGGTGCCCTTCGACGCCGATCTTGCGCAACGCATGTCGGATCGCGGGGTGCGGATCCTGCAGGCCACCGACGCGGGCGAGTTGCTGCCGCGCATCGCCGCCAGCCGCGACTTCTTCGAATGCCGCTTCTGCCCGTGGGCGATGCGCTGTTGGGGGCTGGCGTTGTGACAGACGCACCAAGAGACCCGCCCAAAGATACGCCTGACAAATCGGAGGTTTCCATCTTGAGTGCCGACCTTGGTGATGACCAACCACCGCCCGAGCCAACCAAAGAAAACCTGATCCATTTCAACCCATGGCGGGATTTTAACGATGCCGTCTCGCAGGTGGATGTCTTCGGTGATGAGCCGGATCCGGAGCAGATCGCCCAATTCATGGATGTGGTCTTTGGCTATTGCGACGGACTGATTCCGGTCCGCAGCTTCATCGACATGGGCCAAGGCAAGGAGGGTCGGCCGCACAATATCTGGATCGAGGCTGATGCCACAGCGCCGGGCAAGCTCGCGACCTTCGCGACATGGGCTTCGCGTGAGGGGTCAGCGCAAGTGTCATGTCTGGTGGAAACTCAGCGAGCCCGCAGAGGGCGATGACATCCGGCGGGTGTGCCGCCTGCGGGGTGACATTGCTGCCAAGGCCGGTGGCGACATGCATTTCCGCTCAGCCCACCAGCCGATCCGGGTGGCAGGCTCGGTCCATTACAAGAACGGGTTGAAAACGCAGGTCCGGATCGTGGCGCTGAACCCGACGCTGGAACGCGATCTGGGCGAGTTCATCGAGGCGGTCACCGACATGCCGCCCGCGCCCGGCATCTCCCTGCAGCCCGATTTCAGCCATCCGGACAAACCCGCCATGCGCGAGGTGCTGACCACGCCAGTGCGCGAAGGCGCACAGGACGACTGGTCGCGTTTCGAGGGTGCCAGTGCGGCGATCGGGCATTTCATCCGCATGGTCCATGAGGGCCGGATGTCGAAGGACGAAGGTTGGGAAGGCATCTGCGGCTACAACGCCGCCATGCTCAGACCCGCCTGG